TTACTAATCTTTTAAGAGTTGTTAAACTTGCAATTGAATTTTGACGAGTTTGTTCAATTGATTCTTCATCATGCCCACCAAAAGCGGATGAAGTATTAATTAAATTATATTGAACAACTTTTGGAACACCTGTTATTGTTGTAGTGTAAAGTCTTTCACCACTTTTAATTGACCCTGAAATAACATTCCCTGATAATCCATTAGTTAATATATTAGTAACTAAGACATTAGATCCAGGTTCCGGTTGATAACCTATTAAACCATTTCCAAATTGTAACTCAATTCCTCCATCTGTTCTATTTTTAACATATCCTTTAGTCATTGAATCCATAAGAAAAAGACTACTAACTTGTGTATATGTTTCATACCCAGATGATCCTGGAGGTTTAACTTGAACTTCAGTTGTAGATACTTGTCCGGAAAATGAAGCATTTAATGAAACAAATTGGTATTTTTTTAAATCCTGAGAAATTTGAAATTCTTGAGAATTAATTTGGTATTGACTAAATGGTAAAACAAAAGAAAAGTTATTAGTGGTAATATCAACCGGGATATTATAAATTTTATTTCCTTCTGTTACTACAACTCTTACTTGAGAATTATTGGTAACTGTTATTGTTGTGGAATAATAAGTTCTAAATTCTATTCCACTATCTGATGTAACTTTAAAAGCATCCTTAATTGTAAATTCAACAACTGGGTCTTGAAACGTAAAAGGAAATGTAAAAAATAAATTAACATTAGATGCTTTTGCACCGGCTGGTTTATAACCTAAAAATGCAGCTAAATTATAAATTGAACTTGGTAATTGGGCTTTTGTTAAGAAAAATTCTCTATATGTTGATAGTTGATAAAATAAAACATTGCTTGTTAAGGTAGATAAAATTTCAACCAAGAATGATAAAAATGAAGATTTGGTAAGATCCACATTCTCTAGTTCCAGATAACTCTTTAACATTGTTGTTATCTGACTTCTAATTTGATCTCTTGATTTAAAAACTTGACTAGAAATATTATCGTTATTTGTGGCCATCCCAATACCTCATTAGCAAATTGACGGAACTATAGGATTTTGAAAGTAGTATCCGCTGTTACAGTCATATAAAAATTTTCTACACACTTCTCTTAATTTTTCATTTTTAATTAGAAGTTTTGTTAAAAATTCAGAATCCTCTAAGGTATGAATTTTTTTATCATAATCAAAAAAGGTGTAAACATTTCCAAGTTGTGCATCAACATCGGCTACTACTTGACTTTGTTCAACACGAACTTTTAACTTCCAAAATGTTCTTTGAGTATTAGAAGATTTTTCAACCCCCATAACTGTATAAAGTGGGTAAGTATCATTCAAATTATTTAAATATTCGGATTCCAATTTAATAATATCATCCGGCAACGGAGTAAACCCATACGAACTTGGAATAACAAAAGATGTTTCTCCTTCTTTTATATATCCTATTTCCTGAGCATCAAAAGCAGTTGACATTTCCTCAATAAAATAAACAGGTAATAATAAAATTTTATCCCATCTTAATCCAGATAACTCACCTAAATTTTCATACGGGCCGCCAAATAAATACTCATTGTCCCATACAGTTGTTCCTGTATTTATATGATAATAAGTTGTTAAAAAAGCAACAGCATCTTTACTATAAAAATCATAAACTAAGCGTTGATATTCATGTATATAAGAATATAAACGCTCAAATTTTTGATGAGTTCTTCCAGGTGCTACCATTAAGCCCCCGCTGTTGTTTCTGTTGTAATAAAAGTAGTCTCATCGAAATTAATTGATAACGACCCTTTAGTTCCATTATAGTCTACATATATAATAACAGAAAAACCTTTTTTAGTAGTTAGTAGAGTTACCACAATATCTTCAATTTCAGCCCTACTATCATATTTTCTTATTGCCAAAACAATTTCATTTTTAATTCTTTCAACTGTAATATTATCTACTGGATCAAAAATAAGTTTAAATAAATCACTTCCATATTCTGGGTCATGTATGTATGTTCTTTTAGGGGTTAGAAGAATATTATTCCATGATGAAATAATAACATTAATATCTTTTATTCTTTGGAAGTCTCCCACGGATGCAATCTTTGGAAGAAAGTCATATAGAGTCTGATTAGATCCAACAACCTCTGTATTAAATCTTTTTAGAATATCAGATGTTATTGTCACTTCTTAGTAACCTCCTGAAGCATCTTTGACTTTTCTTCTTCCAATCTTGTTTTCCACTTCATATATTCATGGAATCTTTGAACTGGCATTAAACTTACTTCAAAATAAGATTGCTTACTCATCTCCATACAAGTATATATATTTTTTTGTAAAATATCTTTAAAATTACCTATAACATCAAATTGTGTACACCATCCGAAAAAAGTTTTGGACTAAATCTATGTCAACCTCCTCTTGATTCTGGCAGTGAATGCACGTAGAGCGCATTTTAAGGTTGATTCCATATTGTCCAAATTCTTCTCTATATAATTTATAAATATCTCTTTTATCTAGTGCAGGTAATTGTTGATAAGCACTAATAATATCATCTCTTTCAGTATAGATAATAGAGTCTCCGCTATCTGGGTCATGTTGAAATTTATCAATAATTAAAGTTTCAGTAATTAAGTCTACACTAAACATAGCAGACTGCACAGTTTTCATTACTGTCATTTCGTCAAATAATGTTGGTTGCCTTAATGTAACAAAAACTCCTTTAGAAATTGATAATTCTTTAGTAACTTTTTTAGTAAGAATATCTTTATTCGGGTATGGATTCATATTAAATGTGGTCGATGCCTTAATAGTAACAGCATAAGTTTTCTTACAGGTTCCGCAATTAATTTCATAATTTCTAATATCTTCATAAGTAATATGATAGAGACCATATAATAATGCGTCTCTATCCTTTAAAGTAATTTTTCTTAGAAATGAATCATAATCGGGCATTTCTGCTGGTTTCTTTGTAATAGTATCATATAAGCACTTATTTAAATGATCAGTGATAGAGGACGGAGTTAGGATACTCCCCTTTAATCTTTCCTCTTCCTGAACATTCATAGTTCTTACATTAATAGACCAACCAGTTTGAGGTGTGATAATTTCATATTCGGGATACTTGATATTAAAACCTTTAAACATAAACTTGAACTCCTTTCAGTTCGAATTTGATTAGCGTGACGCTGACGCAACTGTGGTTCCGTAATTTTCAACTACGGAAGCTTTAATAGCAAAAATATTATTTGCTAAGGTGGTGCAATTATCTTTTACCCATTGTTCGTGCCAAATGTAATCAACATTAAACTCGATTTCTGGATCAAGTCTTCCTACTGTTTCAACATCACTTGAGAATAAATCTTGTGGATCTTTAACAGGGAAAACACCATCATAACAAGCATAATATTGAACAGATTTAGCATCTGGTGCTGTGGTCCAGTAATACAATAAAGAAGCATAATTAGATTTGGTATACCCACCGGAATCCGATGATAGATTACTTACACCACTTCTATAATCTCTAATCATCTTAATCCAACCGTGGAAAATGTTTAAAACTGGGGTACTATTAAATTCTAGGAATTTAACAGACACTGAATTACCATAATCTACGTTACCAGGAACTGCCCATTTAATACCACCAAGGCCAGTAAATTCGACCTTATTTAATGTGCCTCCTGGAGGAGTAACTGAAAGACAGGCACCTGCTAATAGATTAGACATATTATCTATTGACATTCCTGTATATGTTGGTAAATTAGTTGGTAATTTTGCAAATGAAATAAAGTGGTAACCAGTTACATACGGATCCGCCACACCAGCAACCGAACCTCCGAAACCTCTAGAAAGTTTGTTTTTCATAACGGCGCCAAAAGAATTTTGAATATCAGCCATTGTCGAACCTCCAAATAAATTGAAAACCTCTTTTTAATGTTTTCTATAATTTTAACCAAGCCGCCAGTTTAATTTGAATAACTCTATTATCAACTTAAAATAGCAACCAGTTTATACAGTAATTCTATCATTTTTTTTCACATTTTTACCGTGAAATTATAATTTTATATTTGTTCTAGAAGTTTCTAATGGAAAGAATAAACTATATATATTAATAAATGATACTTTCTACTTATATTTTTTTCTTAAAAGGAGACAGAAATGGAAAAGAAAGTTGTAATGAGATTAAAGTTTAATAAGAAATTTTCAAATGATTCTTATGAGTTATTTTTTAACACTAAAACTGGAGTTGAATTATTAAGAGGGATTAACGGAAAACCAGATCCGTTTTGGTTAGAACTCCCTTCACTATTAGATATTGGAATTATGGGCGAGTGCAAAAACAAATGTAGAATTTGTTATCAAGGCCATGAAAAAGAAGATCATATGAAACTTCAAGATTTCAAAAGAATTATTAATGAAGTAAAAGGTCATACAAATCAGGTAGCATTAGGAGGTAGGGGGGATCCAAATCATCATCCACATTTCAAAGAAATTATAAAACACGCCGCTATAAATAAGGTTGTCCCAAACTATACAACTAGTGGTATAAATTTGACCTCCGACCAAATTGATATTTCAAAAAAATGTGGTGCTGTAGCTGTAAGTGATTACAACCAAAAATTTACATATAAAGCTATTAATAATCTTATAAATGCTAATATAAAAACCAATATACATTTAGTTTTTTCTCAAGAAAGCTATAACAGATGCTTAAGAATTCTTT